GAATTTGTTAGGCCCAGGAGGCGCACATGATGTGCAAGTATTCACCGAAGTAAGAAGATACACACTTGACCAACCAAAAAGAGTAATGGTAGATGTTGGTGCAAACATAGGAAGATGGGCAAAACATTTTTACACAGACTACGATCAAGTGTTTTGTTATGAGCCTGCTTATTACAATTTAGAATGTTTGAAAAAGAATACTGAACATGAAACAAACATTTTTGTTAGAGAGTATGGACTTGGTGAAAACAATCACAAAGCAAGTTTGAGTGTTGCTGTACAAGATCATTTGGGATCAACAATGGCTAAACCTGACCCTGATGGAGATATAGACATACAGAGATTGGATGATCAAAATCTTCCTGATCTTGATTTATTAAAAATTGATGTTGAAGGATTTGAAACTGAAGTTCTCAAAGGAGGACAAAACATAATCAAAGATAAAAAACCACTTATTGCAATAGAAAGGCATGCTTTCAACTACAAACTGTTAGGCAAACAAAAGAAAGAAAGTCATTTGTATCTACAAAGTTTAGGATATGAAATGATGTTTAAATTAACAAGAGATTGCATTTATGGCATACCCAATATCCATCGTAGAACATAATCAACATGATGTAACCAAAATATATGATATCTCTGACGAAAGATTTGAACAACTAGAAATTATATCTGAACACTACTATTATCATAAACCTCACAATGTAACACACAAAAGTTTATCAGAAAATTATAGAATCATACAATGCTTGTTTGGAGTTGTGAAGGTAAAAGGTCCTGACACAGAAATTGAGATCAGTAGAGCAAACAAAAAACAATTAATTGTACATCCTAATGTACAAATAGAATGGTACAACATCAGCGGCAAAGCAGTGGTTACTCGAAAAGAATGTCTTAAAGATGTCTACTAAAAAATTTGTTACATTTGGAGACAGTTGGCCATGGGGTGCAGAACTTGACGCCAATCAAAATCCTTTTGGATATTGGATAGCAGAAAACTTGGGTTATGAATTTGAAAACTGTGCAGAAGAAGGCACATCTATTGAACACATGATTTTACAGTTACAAAAATACATATCAAAAAACAAATCAGATACCACTGCCTTATTTTTCATTACCAATCCAATACGCACCATGCACTATCAAGGTGGCCAATGGCTTACATATAGGCCAACTGGACAAAAAACTGCAGGTCATGAAGCATACTACAAATATGTTCAATCAGATAAACTTGATTATCACAGAGCACAGGTTTACATGTTAGCACTACAAAGAATGTGCCAACAACACAAGATAAAAGATTTTTATTTGGAGGGATGGACGCACATTGATTGGTCATACAATGGCATAGACAAAGACAAAATATACACACAAAATGCCACTGAAATACTTGATGTTGATTTGAATCCACGCACATCTGAACTGCGTAAATATCAGGACAGTGTGTACATCAAACCAAACAAATACCATCCTAACGAACTTGGACATAAACGCATTGCAGACGAAATGAGTAAATGGATATGAAAAATATTTTTGTAAATGGTTGTTCTTTCTTAACACACAGACACACACATGAAGCAGACATCAACTTTAACGTTGGCGAAATGGTGAGAGATCAAGGTAATATATCTAACTTGATAAACTACGCCAGAGGTGGTAGAGGCAATGATAGAATCTACCTAACCACTATGACATATTTTGAAAAATTTCCACATCTCAAAAAAGACACATTTGTTTTGATAGGTTGGAGCAGTGCATTAAGATTAGATTATCCAACCAAAGATGACTTCAAAAAAATGCCTGACCTGGATCAATGTTGGGCAACAATAAAAATGGGAGAATGTATCAACGCAATTGATAATCTGCCTGCTAAAAAAGTGCCTATTAATCACGTAGACTGGGAAGTACAACGTTATTTTCAAAATGTGCTTGGCTTACAAAATTATCTTAAACTTAACAACATAAAATATGTGATGTACAATGCTTTACCACCACCTACAATAAGAAAAAATGATCATCACACATTGTATTGCAGTATAGATCAACGGCATTTCTTTGATGTTGATTCTAGTCAATATTATTATTGTGAACAAAACAATAGATTTATTAGTAACACTGATCATCATCCTAATGAAAAAGGGATCGAAGAATGGGCAGGCATGGTGTGTAAACACATAGATACTAATAAATTATATGAAAATTAATCCAGATACATTTTGCAGTGCCGCTTGGTTTGGCATCAGAAACAGGCAAGACATGACCAAGACTGTGTGCTGTCTGTTGGATTGGAACACCAAAGACCCAGGCACAGAACAGATGAGTCCATTAGACTATCTCAACAGTGACAAAATCAAAAACATGCGTAGACAAATGCATGAAGGACAAAAAGTTGGCCAGTGTAAATCATGTTGGACAGTTGAGGCACAAGGACGTAGAAGTCTACGACTGAACCTTAATGACTTCATCACAAACGGCCGTGGCAATAATTTAGAATCATCATGGTTGCAATCATATTTCAATAGGAAAAATGATTTTGTTACTGATCAAGTCATGCTTACAGATATCAAAATTGGAAACACTTGCAATTTTGCATGTGTAATGTGCAATCCAAAAGACAGTTCTATGATTTACAATTACTGGAGTAAAAATAAAGACAACGAATTTGTGCAACAACATTTAGAAAAAGATCCAAACTATTTTGAGAAAGCAAAGTTTACAGGGTTCAAACAAAATGCATATCGTGATTACATAGAAGATGTATTACAAAAAAATGACAAAATAAAACGTATCAGCCTACTAGGTGGTGAACCAACACTAGATGAAAAACTGTTTAACATGTTGTATGCAATTAGTGATGAACGCAAAAGAAAAATTGCAATCAACATAATCACAAATGGCAGTAACAATCTTGTTGAAAGAACAAAAAAATTAGGATGTTTCGCCAACATACATTGGACCATAAGTTTAGAAGGTGTAGAAGATGTTCAAGACTATGCTAGATATGGATCAAATTGGCAAGAGGTTGAAACAAACATACTTGAACAATTGGCGTATGATCCTTACTCTCTAACCATAGCACCATTGATACAAGCAACAACAATAACCGGCTTGCCATCTCTTATCAGATGGGCCAACAAACACAACATGCCATTGCATGTGCAAGACCTATATGCACCAAACTATTTGGGATTGGATTCTGTGCCTGATCAATTGAAGCACGAAGTAATAAGTGAACTACAGTCAATTAGTGGCTTTAAAGTTGCTGTAAATGATGAAAACGTACCTTGGGATATGTCAGCAATAATTAACACTATTAATGACAGCAAATACAGTGATACAAAATTTACACAATTCAAAAATTATCTTACGTTTTATGAGAAAGATAGAAACATGAAAACATTTTTAGATGTGTGTCCTAAATGGAGGCAATATTTTGAAGTTTAGTATTTTCCCAAATAACACTGCAATCAATGGTAGACAAGTCATGCAATCTTATGCAAAGTCATTAAAAGATGCAGGTGAAACTGTGGTTGAGAATGACATGGATGCTGATGTGGCCATCATATGGTCAGTGCTATTTCAAGGCAACATGGCTGGCAATTTCAAAGTGTGGGAAAGATTCAAATCAGCCAACAAACCTGTCATAGTGTTAGAGGTAGGTGCTATCAAACGCAACACCACATGGCGTTGTGGAATAAATGGAATCACAGGTGATGCTTATCACGGACCAACAGGAAACGCAGATGATAGATTCAAACAGTTTGGACTTGAACTGAAACCGTGGCGTCAACAGCCAGGACATATTGTTATTTGCGGACAACATGATGATTCAGCACAGTGGCAAACTCACAACAACACATCTGTTGCAAAATGGATATACGATACTGTGGAATCATGGAGAGCACATGACACACAATCAACTTTTATAATTAGACCACATCCAAGAAACAAGTTTAGTTGGACTGAATTAGGTGCACCAGATAGACTAGGATGGAGCACAATTCAATATCCAAAGAAAGTACAAAACACATATGACGATTTTGACTTTGAGAAAGTTTTAGAAGATGCTAAATTGGTAATCAATTACAATTCTAATCCAGCCATAGAGGCAGTGTTGGCAGGTGTGCCTATAATGACACATGAGTCAAGCAGGTGTTGGCCAGTGGCAAATCCAATTGAATACACAGAACAATATGCAAAACCAGAACGTCAGCAGTGGGCAAATGATTTGTGTTATACAGAATGGACAGAACAAGAAATCTTAACCGGATTACCATTCAAAAGAATTAGACAAAAACTAGAAGATCTAGTACAATAAGTTATGAGTGCAAGATTTCATCTGGCTATACCTGTAGGTAATTTGATTACAGCAATAGATTTTTATTGTAACAAATTAGGATGCAAACGAGGCAACAGCGAATTCAAATATCCTGATGCTTGGTGTGACGTAGACTTTTGGGATAATGAACTTACATTGCATTCATCAGATCCTAATGAAAAAGCAGATTCGGAAAGACACAATGTTGATATGGGCAATGTAACTGTGCCACATTTTGGTGTACACATATCTCCGCAAGACTTTGAGATTCTAAAACAAAGAATCAAAGACAACAATGTAGAATACATTGATCCACCTTATGTAAGATTTGAAGGTACGGATCTAGAACAAGAAACAATGTTCCTTGCCGATCCACACGGAAACTGCATGGAAATTAAAACAATGAAACATCCAGAGGCACTGTTTAACAAATGAACATAGAACAAAAACTTAACGAATACAAAGAAAATATAGAAACACTTGCTGAAATAGACAGCCTTGAAGTTTATCAATGGTTGATGTCTTTAGGAGAAAAACTTGCAAACGATCCATTAAGCAAAGAAAGACATCTACAAGGCAACAAAGTAACAAAATGTCAGTACGACATGTATGTAGACATCGAAGAAGGCAGATTTAAAGCATGGAGCAAGGCCATGATTGCAGGTGGATATGCTTATGTGTTGTTGGATATTTTCAATTCATTAGACGAACAAGAACGTAAAAAAATTACAGTAGAACATTTTCAAAAAATAAAATTAGATGAATTGCTTACACTCAACAGACAAACAGGCTTTTATCAGATGATAGAAATTATGTTGAGGAAAGTACATGCAAGTTGAACTTGTAGATAAAATGGGCACCGACCTGTCAGTGGTCAATGCCGCCAGAGTCTCATATGCAGGACACAAAGATGTTTTGGATGCTAAAGATGAGAAACTAATAAGTTTCCTTGCTAAACACAATCATTGGTCACCTTTTTCACATGCATCTTTACAGTTTAGAATCAGTGCACCTATATTTGTAGCGAGGCAGTTGGTCAAACATCAGGTAGGATTATCATGGAATGAAGTGTCACGTAGATATGTGTCTTACAAACCAGATCTATATCCTATCAAAGAATGGCGTGGAAAACCCAAAGACTCCAAACAAGGATCAGCAGGCACAGTAGAATTATCAAAAGATGATGAACTAATGTATGCATCAACCATGATAGCGTGTGAAGAACTTTACCAGCGTTTACTTGATCTTGGAATAGCACCAGAACAAGCCAGAGCAGTCCTACCACAGTCCATGATGACAGAATGGTATTGGTCAGGCAGTCTATATGCATTTGCCAGAGTGTGTAATCTTCGTTGTGCTAAAGACACCCAGTTAGAAACACAAATGATTGCTAATCAGATAGATACTATCTGTGCAAAAGAATTTCCAATCAGTTGGAAATATTTGAGAGTATGAAAAAATTTGTATGTTTGAAACATGGTAACAAGTATCCTGGCAAATATGTCAATATACTTTATTCAATGGTCAAACGACATTCAACAGTTCCATTTGAATTTGTGTGCATTACCGAAAATCCAAATGATCTTGATCCTGCGATAAAAACTTATCCTTGTCCAGACTGGGGAGTAGCAGGAGAACGCAAAGGATGGTGGTACAAAGTCATGCTGTTTCAACCACAATTTCAGGAAGCGATGGGGGATGAATTTATATTCTTTGATCTTGATGTGGTAATATTTCACAACATTGACAAGTTGTGGGATTACAAACCAAACGAATTTGTGGTTATACAAGACTTCAATAGATGTAGAATTAAAAATTGGAAAGTACGAAACAGTTCAGTAATGAAGTTTCATCCAGGTTGTGAAAATCAAGTCTGGCATGAATTTGACAAACACAAAATGAACGTCATAGGTAGAATGCATGGAGACCAAGACTGGGTAACCAAAATGTTGCCTAACTCACAAATGTGGCCACGTGATTGGATTATGAGTTACAAGTGGGAAATGGGTGTGCATGTGCGTAAGCCAGAATTTGGACAACGTCATCACATCATAGATGGCAGAACTATTGTTGAAAATACTTTGGTAATTAAAGATGGAGTCAAGCAAAATGTTACAACTTATAAAAAGCCACCTACCACTGCAGAAACTTGTGTTGCTGTGTTTCATGGAAGACCAAACCCAGAACAATGCACAGAAGATCCATTGGTAAGCGATAACTGGAAACTATGACATACGTTGTAAAAGAGAATTGTATCAATTGCAAATCGATGGACTGTGTAGAAGTTTGTCCAGTAGATTGTTTTTATGAAGGTAAAAATTTTCTAGTGATTCATCCTGATGAATGCATTGATTGTGGAGTATGTGAACCAGAATGTCCACAAGAAGCAATTACTTCTGATAGTGACGAGGCGGACGACTTGACATACTGGTTGGAAATAAACAGAAAGTATTCAGAAGAAGGTAAATGGCCTGTGGTTACCCAAAAAAAGACACCATTACCTGATGCTGACAAGTACGATTTTTTGAAAGGATTTCAAGGCAGTAAAAAAGAAATGATTGATCCTACTCCAGGAACAGGAGACGAATAATGGTACAATGGACTTTGCTTGAAGCATTAGTATTTGGTGTAGTGGCCACGGTGGTGTCAGTTTCATTTATGTTGTTGATAACACATTTAGAACGTAAAAGTAAGGAGAAAGACGAATGAAAATTTGGGGTGATCCTGCAAATGCTACGAATAAAAATTATGAAGGTGAAACAATCAACACCAATCTCATAATCCAGGGTGGTCAAAAACATTTTGAGACACAATATTTTCCAAGACGTGTGTGGCATGACACACAAGGTAAACCTGCTTTTATAATTGGTAACGGACAATCACGTCAAGGATTTGATCTTGAATCACTGCGTGGCAAAGGAACCACATACGGATGTAATGCAGTTTATAGAGACTTTGAACCAGACTATCTTGTGTCGTTAGATAGAAATATTTCACAAGAAATAGCAGAAAACTATGACATAGAAAACAAACCTTGCTATTCTATCAACATTAACCAAAAAAGGTATTCAGAACACTTTGTACTTGTGCCTCGCAATCCAACAATGAACACTGGAGCAACAGCAACACATATTGCCAGATTTGACGGACACAGCAAAATTTACCTGCTTGGTTTTGATTCATACAATACAGATCCGAAAAAGATTAACAATGTGTATGTAGGCACAAATGCATACGCCAAAGAAGAAGAAGTGTATGAATATGATTTATGGACACATCAAATGGTCAAACTTTTTACCAAATATAAAGATGTACTATTCTATAGGGTAGGTAGTAAAATAATAGATGCATATAATAATTTGGACAATGTTATCCACATTAAATATGATGAGTTTAGGAGCCATTTATGAAACTGCCTGCAAAATACATAAAAATAGGTTACACCAAGTACAAACTACAGGTTTGGGACAAACTTACAGCAACGTCAAATGAAGCATATGGCGAATTTTTCCAAAGAGAAGAAGCAATTGGTATTGCAGGAGATCAGTCAGGTTCACAACTGGTGAACACACTATTGCATGAGATCATGCATGGCATCGTTTATCAATACAATCTTTCATTTGATGGTGGCAAAGATGTGCAAGAAGAAGCACTTGCCAACGTGATGACAAACGGCCTGATGGCTGTATTTGTGGATAATCCATGGCTTTTACCATGGATGCAGAAAGAAATTAAGTCAGACAGCGACTAAAAAACCTTATTTTTCAATGACTTACAACTGGTTGACAATACCAGACTCTGTGTTATTATATTAACATGAACGTTGATATTATTAATCATAACAGGGGAGACAAAAATATGACATACGGTTCAAAAGAAGCAACAGCAGTATTAAAAGCAATGGAAAACTATTCAATTGAGAATAGTGGTGAAAAGATGGTATTCAATGGTCCATCTGGCAAATACAAAGCAATCACAGGTAGAGCAAGAGTAGATGGTTCTATCACTGGTGTTGTACACAAGTTTATGGAAGACGGCAGTATGAAACTGGCTGGTTCATTCAAGATTCTGTCTGATGGTTACATTAGTCGTTGGACAGGTGTGCCGACTAAAGTTAATGCTAAGGTCAGTGGCGATGCTTTAAAATTGTTAGAATTACCAGAAGAACAAAACATTCTTACTCCGGTAGACGAACAAGCGGCATAGTTCATAATTACTCAATAAGCGACAGTAATGTATCAACTAACTTTGATCTACTGTCGCTTTTTTAATATATGGCAAGAAGAAAAAAACAACCATTAAAGATTTCAGAAGGCAAGTCAGACAAGGCAATATTTGCTGGTGTCAAATTTGCCGCAGTACCATACAGTAACTTTGTGAGGGGAGAATACATTGATCGAATGTATGGCACTCACACAGGTGTAAGATTGGTACAAAAGGACGGAACTGACTATTCAGGAGCGATACATACTAAAAAGAGAAAGTGTTATAGACAAGATGGCACATTGTTTTGGCAAACTTTACATGTCACCAAAGACGGCAGATGGTTTGATAATTCAGGTATGCCTATGGAAAAACCAGGAGACATAGATGAAGAAGATAAAGATGAAGAAATTAGCACAGATGATTAAAGAAAGATCAAAAGACAATCTGCCAGAAGACAAAGAATTACAAAGATTAGAAGATATTATTTTAGACGCAGTTGAACCAATCATACTGAGAGAAGGCAATTCAGAAAACAGAATGGTAATGGCAGGTGCAATCATGAAAGCGGCCATGATAATCTATCATGGAGATCTAGGCAACGATGGCACAGCCGCATTGTTACGTGAAGTTGGTGCACAAGTTGAAGATGGATTACTTGATGAATTTAGACAGATACTAGAAGACAACAAACAATCAGACACAGTTCATTAGACATTTTTTACAAAAGGTGCTATAATTAGGGCATGGCGTCGTGTGATGTGATTATCAAAGATGAAGTGAATGTAAAAATCAATCATCTTGAACTTACCACAAGACGTAAATTGGTTAACAAATTCAAATATGAAATACCAGGCGCAAGATTTATGCCTGCTGTAAGACTGGGTCGTTGGGACGGTTGCGTGTCGTTCTTTTCTATGGGTGGGCAAACTTATGTCAACATGTTGGATGAAATATTGCCAATTATTGAAGCAGAAGGGTATCATATTAATCTTACAGATGATCGACCACCACTTCAGTTGTCGTTCAATGAGATTGATGCAAACTATCTTGCAGATACAAAATGGCCAATAGGACATCCTGCTCAAGGACAACCTATTGTGTTAAGAGATTATCAAGTAGAAGTAATCAATAAATTTTTACATGCTCCACAAAGCATACAAGAGATAGCCACAGGCGCAGGTAAAACAATCATCACTGCAACACTTTCAAAATTGTGTGAACCATATGGACGCACAGTCATTATTGTGCCTAACAAGTCATTGGTTACACAGACAGAAGAAGACTACAAAAACATAGGAGTTGATGTTGGTGTGTACTATGGTGACAGAAAACAACTGAACAGAACACACACCATCTGTACTTGGCAGTCATTGAACAATTTGATGAAGGCATCCAAAGATGGACTCGCCACAACCACTATGTCAGAATTTGCAGAAGACGTTGCCTGCGTGATTGTTGATGAGGTACACATGGCCAAAGCAGATGTGTTGAAACAACTGCTCACAGGACCATTTGCACACTGCACTATACGTTGGGGATTGACTGGCACAGTGCCAAAAGAAGACTACAATCAAAAAAGTTTGAGTGTTAGCATAGGACAAGTGGCACACAGAATATCTGCTTCTGAACTACAAGACAAAGGTATACTGGCCAACTGTCATGTCAACATCATACAGACTGAAGACTTTGTGGCATACAAAACATATCAAGAAGAACAAAAATATCTCACCACAACAAAAACAAGAATGGGATTTGTAGCAAATGAAATCAAAGATATTGCACAATCTGGCAACACATTAATATTAGTAAACTATGTCAAGACAGGAGAACTGCTAGAAGAGTTGATTGATGATGCGGTGTTTGTGAGTGGCAAGACCAAAGTACAAGACAGAAAAGAAGAATATGATGAAATCAAAACTGCATCAAATAAAATAATTATAGCAACATATGGAGTGGCGGCTGTAGGCATCAACATACCAAGAATATTCAATTTGGTATTGATCGAACCAGGCAAGTCATTTGTAAGAGTGATACAGTCAATTGGAAGAGGCATACGAAAAGCACAAGACAAAGATCATGTGCAAATATGGGATATAACATCCACTGCAAAATTTGCCAAAAGACATCTTACTGCCAGAAAAAAGTTTTACAAAGAAGCCAATTACCCTTATACTATAACAAAGAAAGAGAACTGATGCAGATACTAACCGTTGAGAATCAAGGAATAGCAATTAATAGTTTACAAGAAGAAATAGATGATGACATGCGTTTTTCGGTTTTGGATAACAGTGATGTAACCAATCCTGATTTTTACTTTGTGCCATTAGTATTTTTAGAATCATTTTCTTCACCAACAGCGGTACTGCAGATTGGTGATGTAAAAATCCACATGCCTTTGGATTGGTCTGTGGCAGTGGGAGATGATCAGGCCGGAGATGTAGAAGTGTTACCTATCACCAGTTTGAATTCAAGAGACTTCAAAGCATTTCAATTTAATCCATTATCAAGTTACACAGCAGAATGGCCGAAAATTGATATTGTAAATGTGTATTCAGAAGTCAAATGGTACTTTCCAAAAACAAAACCTGGTCAACTGTTATGCACTCCTTTGACCAACACAGATAATCCGTCTTGTGTATATTTTATTAAAGAAATATCAAAGCAGTGTGAGATTATAGATTATGGAAAATTATGGTAAACAACGACGATCAATATTCGAAGACTAAAGATAAACAAGAACTTGACAAGGCTGTTAAAGCCTTTCTCAAAAAAGGTGGCAAAATAGAAAAACTTAGAACTGGCATGTCAGCAGATGAATATCATCAACGTGAGCCAGGGTCAGTCAAAGAAAGAAAACGTGGCAGGTAAATTTTTAGATCTTAAAAAAACTTTAAGAGCCGCAGACTTGCGTGATAAAAATTTTTATGATCAAATGTCAGAAGAAGATCAAAAATTATATTCACCTTTCATGCTGATGAAATACATGGCATCTGTCAAAGGAGAACAATGGATGCAGGAACACTATGTTGAAATGATCAATGAATGTGTAAACAAACATCTATGGACTATATCAAAATATAAAAAAATTGCATGGATGCTAACGGCAATGTGTGGCGTTGAACAACAA